CATAGCCGCCCAAATATGGATGTAAAGGAAGGAACCAATGGAAAATAAAGAATATATCGAAAATATTGGGCAGGCATATAAGCAAGTCCAAGAAAAATTAAAAGGTGGTCAGAAGAAATTAGACAAAGACGGAGATGGTGACATCGACGGTTCTGATTTTGCAATGATGCGCAAAAAGAAAAAGAACATGGATGAGGACCACGGTAAGTTACCATCTATGGATCATGTACAACAAATGTGTGATAAAGGTATGTCAACAGCTGACATGCTAAAAATGCATCCTGATTGTGATCAAGATGAGTTAAAAGACATGATTAAAAAGTGTCAAGACAAAGTTGATGAGCAATCTGGCTGTTCTACTGATGGAAAGAAAACTCGTAAAGAAGATGAAGAAATTGTTATGAATCCTAAGAAGAAAAAGGAAAAAGGTGAGAAAGCTATGAGTTCAGATAGTAATATGGCACAAGAGAATACTCAATGGCCAATCTATCAGCGAATCATGGAAAAGAATGTGGTTAATCAGAATGCTGTGCCACCACAAGCAATGATTCCTGCTGAAAAGCAATTGAAAGATCATGAAGCTGAAGTTGTAAACCAAAGCCAAGATCATATCTCAGCAGCTGCTGCTCAGTGGATTAAAGATCATGATGGCAATCAAGTGCCAGCTGATGCAGTAGATCATGAAAAGATTGTTGCTAAGAATGCACAAGATGCAATGAGAACTGTGCCTAACCAGGCAAAAGACGAAGTAAATAAAAAAGCAGCTAAACCAGAAGCTATGAAAAAAGTAGAGGAAAAATAATGATTGGAAATGGACCAGCAGATTGCGTACCTACCCTACGTGGGTGGATGCGTTCAGATGGTCGGATCATGATGCGTATGGATTTTACACAAGAACAAATTAATGAGTGGAATGATGCGCAAGGTCCACAGATGTTGACCGAAGCAGATCCGATACCCGTAACACTTGAAACATTACAAGAAGATGATCTAGAAGGCATGACTAAAGTAGAATTAGAAGAACTTGGTCGTGAAAATGGTGTCGAACTAGACCGTCGCAAAAACAAATCTACGTTAATAAATACAATGAAAGGTATTATGAAAAGAACGTAGAAAATGAAAATTGAATTAAATGATGCGAACTTGTTCCTATATGCGGCCAAGAATTATTACAGTCCATTAGGAATAGATGCTGAAGAATTTAACGAGGACCTGAACAGGTTTAAATACATCAAGCGGTTGGTTAACCGATACTTAGAAACAGGTCAGTTATCTGATCGCTTGATACTAAATCATGTTATAGTTATCTTTAATGTATTTGGCATAGAAGCCACCTTGAATATATTATTATTTAAGATGAACGAACAACAACTAGAAGTAATAAAACCATTCTTAGTATTCCTAAGGCATATAACGGATACACAAATGGTAGATATTAAAATGGATAAGAATGCAATCGAAGCGTTAAGGAAAATCTGATGCCCATATTGACACGTGCCGGAGATCTGGTATATACAATTAGATTTTTAAAATTATTAACGACGTCGTTTGATAAGACCAAGGCGTTCAAGATGGGTCTTATTGATGCAAAGGGTAAAAAGTTAAAAAGCCCTAAAACACCAGAAGAAAAAGGTGCATATACATTATTCCATAGACTAGTTTATAATATAAAGAAATTAATACCAGGCGGTAAAGTCGGTTCCTTCGCTTCCGCTCTGTTCTTATTAAAAGAAAAGTATGGCGTAAACCCTGAGAGAGCTATTACAGAATCAGGCTTAGATCCATTGGACCTGATCAATGAAAACTCACAGTGGTTTATGCTAGACGAAAAACAAATTTCTCCAGGCGTATACAATATATTAAATGATAAGATGATAAATGAGTCACACGAAGAACTAGTCAAAAGAAAAGATAAGATTAGAATACAAGATGAATGTTATCCAGTAGGTGATGTGATGGGATTAGACATCTATGAAGGTGTGCATCTACGTTCTCAGAGAAAAATATATTTTACAGTTTCGGAGATATCGAAATGAAAAAGAAAAAAGAAATGGAAGAGGATGCACCTACTAATTCAGTAGCGCATGGTGGAGTCGATTTAGCACCTCATGCACGCAAAGCTTTTAAACCTATCAATGTAACTGATAGACGATCAAAGAAAAGGACAGTCTTACTAAAACGTTTTAGAGACTATATACATCAACAAAATGGCTAAGATATATTTATTTTTAATACTTGTTTCTTTATTGAGTGGCGTAGGTTATGGCGGATATAGCTATTACTTATGGTCACAAGAAACTATGAACACATTGAGAGAAAACAATGTAAAACTTAAATCAGCTGCCGAGACATTACAGAATACTGTAAACACTATGAAGGCCGATGCTGATAAAAACGAAAAACTAAACAGAGATTTGTCGAAGAGACTACAACAATCAAATGAACATTTGAATAAGTTACGTGGTGTCTTTGCTAAAATCGATTTGACTATGGAGGCATTAACAAATGCACAAGGACTCGAAGATCGAATTGACAACGCAGTTGAAAAGCTCATCAATCGTATCGAAAATGAAACTACCCCTCCTACTGATGAGCCCGTTGATACTAGCGGGGTGTCTGGGGAGGACAGTGGAGCCGGAGGTAGTGGTAACGACTGAGTACGTTGAGAAGACCATACCGGTCCAAGAACGTCCTGCTAAAGTTGAAATGCCACCTGTCGATTGGTTCGTAATCACAGAAGAAAACTTAGATGCGAAGCTGGAAGAAGTTAAGACTAAAACCGGCCAGATAGTTTTTATAGCTATAACTCCTAAGGGTTATGAGAACCTTGCATTAGGCATAGGTGATCTACGTCGATATATCAAGCAACAACAATCTATTATAGCTTATTATGAAGAAGCTGTAACACCTACTGAGCCTGAACCAGTAGAAGAAAAAGAATAAAATTTTTTTACAAAATATAGTATTTTTTTTTCTAAAATAGGCTCATATAGCTGTTTACAAGATTTGTAATCTGATATATAATATCACATAATCAAAAACAATTTAAACCTGGAATGCCGCAATTCGGCCTGAATTTGCGGGGGCAATTCCTTTATGCTTAGACGGAGTATCGCATGCTATTTACAGAACAGATCGCACGCAAGCCAGATTTATATCCATGGACAAAGCAGTTCATAGATGCTATCTGGAAGGGGTTCTGGACACCCGATGAATTTAATTTTCGTTCAGACTATTCTCAATTTAAAACAGACTTAACAAAAGAAGAACAAGAGGTCATAGTTAAAACTATGTCTGCTATTGGTCAGATTGAGATTGCGGTCAAAAGTTTCTGGGCAGATGTAGGTAAACACTTACCTCATCCGTCTATCAAAGACTTAGGTTATGCCATGGCTAACTCAGAAGTTATCCATAACTTGGCATACGAAAAGATTTTAGAAGTATTGCATTTAACACACGTATTCGAAGAGAACCTAAATGAAAAGGTGATCCGTGGGCGTGTGGATTATCTACGTAAATATCTTGAGAAGCATTACGAAGATGACAAGAAGCAATACGTATATTCTATAATTCTATTCACATTGTTCGTTGAGAACGTAAGTCTATTCAGTCAGTTTTATATCATCATGCATATGAACCGTAATAAAGCTGTCATGAAAGATTGTGCTCAACAAGTACAATATACACGTAATGAAGAAATGTTACATGCCCAAGTTGGCATCAAACTGATTCAAACATTACGTGAAGAATATCCTGATCTGTTCGATCAAGAACTTCAGGATCGCATTCAACATGAGTGTATTGAATCACTAAAAGCCGAAAGTAAAGTAATTGACTGGATCATGGGAGATTATAAAGTTGATGGTTTAAGTGCACCTATTTTGAAATCATTCATTGCCAAGCGTATGGCGGATTCGCTAGACCAAATTGGCTTTGACAATAGTGAAATTGTATATGATCAAGCACATGTAGATGAAACGTTCTGGTTTGACGAAGAACTATATGGCGCTAACATGACTGACTTCTTTCAGAAGCGGCCTGTTGAATATGCAAAAGGTCAAGGTATATCTGCTGACGACTTATTTTAAGGAAATATTATGAAAGAAGACTTTTTTTGGCTCAACGATGACTCACGCACATTTCTTAGCCGTGGGTATATAGATGGCGATAAGACCGCCGAAGAACGTATTAGAGATATTGGAGAAGCTGCGGCAGACATTTTAAATTCTTATGAATTTGCTGATAAATTCTGCACGTATATGGCAAGAGGTTATTACTCTCTTTCCA